GAATAGAAATAGTAATAACAAGATAAACTTAAAGCTCAATGGCAACAACTAAAGTAACTACAAACAGTATTGACATGAGTAGTAACGCTGGAGGGCTTACCTGGGTAAAGGGCACTACTGCTCAAAGACCCGCAGGAGCTTCCGTATCGGATTGCAATTATCCTACTACAGCAACAGCGCTGTATCAGCTTGAAGGTAACGCCAACGATACATGCGGAAATTATAACGGAACAGCTGCAAATATTACATATACATCGGGTTCAGGAGGTAAGTACGGGGAGGCTGCTATTTTTAATGGTACCAGTAGTTATATAGACTTAAATTTAAAAAATAAATTCATAGGAACTATTTCAATTTGGTTTAATGGCGCTACACCCTCTTCACTATGTTTTTTATATGCGTCAACAGCAGGAAGTAGTTCAAACAACGGTGTTGCCCTTATAGCTAACACAGATGGAACAATAAGAATACTTATTGGGCAAGGCATAAGTGGTTCGTTTGCTTTGGATGTGTCAACAACAGATACTTTTTTTGACAGCAATTGGTATAATGCAGTATTAACATGGGATTTGAGTAGCGCTGGAACTAATGTATATTTGTATATAAATGATGTGGAAAAAGCTTCTGGGGCAGCAACTACTGGAAATTGGACTACAGGTCAAGACTCTTCTGACCTTATTTTAGGACATTATAACACTGCAGGTGGTTCTGAAACATTCAATGGTAACATAGACCAAGTTAGAATCTTCCCAAGTGTTTTGAGTTCAACTGAGATCACAAAGTTACAAAGCGAAACAACAACTGGCACGCTCTCTATTGGGAATCTACGAGAAAACACGGAGACAAACAGAACAGAGGTGTTTACTAATCAGTTAGCTTCAGCCGCTACCGTATCGGATTGCAATTATCCTACTACAGCTTCTGCTTTATATCAATTTGACGACGATGTATCAGATACTTGTAATAATTACAACGGTACAGCTTATAATTTAAATGCTTATGTTACAGGTAAATTTGGAAAAGCAGCTAGTTTTAATGGTACCAGTAGTAGAGTTGATATTACCTCGCCAATTGGTCAAAATGCTAGTAATGAAAATGATGATTTTAGCATATCTGTTTGGGTTTATTGGACTTTTATAACAGGAACAGCTGGAGCATCTAATGGAACAATAAGTGGTAATTCTAGTGGATCAAGCAATAGTTCATTTGCAATATATTCTTATGGTAATGCTGCCGGAATATCTGTAGCATTTGAAAGATTTTTTAATAATACAGGTTATTATTCTTCAGGTTATCTCACGGCTGCTCCTTTTGCAGCTGTAATTAATACTTGGTACAATATTGTTTTTACATACGCTGGTAGTACAAAAACTGTTACAACTTATGTTGACGGAACAGCCTTACCTACTTATACACTTAATACTAATGCTGGAGCTAGAACTATGAATCCTTTGAATAGTTTTGGGTCATACAATGGGAGTAGTTTTGGGCATCTTGGATATTTAGACCAAATAAGAATATTTCCAAGTGTATTATCACAACCAGACGTAACAAAGTTACAAAACGAAACAACAACTGGCGGAGCCTCTTCTTGGAGAAATCTAAAGGAGTCGGCAGCTACTGTAAATATAGACAGCGAGTATTTAGTTGTAGCAGGCGGCGGCGGCGGCGGCTCATTAAACAACGCTGGAGGAGGTGGAGCTGGAGGTCTTAAAACAAATTTTGGAGGTACTAAAATTACTTTATCGGGTGGTACAGCTTATACTATTACAGTAGGACCACCAGGCGCAGGAAAAAGTGCAAGCGCGGCAGGAGGAAATGGTACAAATTCTATTTTCTCAGGGTCAGATATTACAAATATAGAGTCTACAGGTGGTGGAGGTGGAGCTACAGGAACTGGGGGAGGTGGCTCTGCATATACAGCAGGAAACGGAGGATCTGGAGGAGGATCTGGATGGAATCAAACAAATCAAGGAACCGGAAATGCAGGCGAAGGATTTGCTGGAGGTGTTGGATCACAAAGTGGCGCATATACAGGTGGTGGTGGTGGTGGTGCTAGTGAAGCTGGAAGTACGAATGGAGTTGGGCATGGTGGAGACGGTGTTAGTAATTCTATAACAGGCTCAGCTATTGATTATGCAGGTGGTGGTGGTGGTGGCGCAGATAATACAGGTAGCCCTGGCGGAGCGGGAGGAGGCGGAGCGGGCGCAATTGGAGCCGGAACTACGGCAGTAGATGGTAGTGCTAACAAAGGCGGCGGCGGCGGCGGCGGAAATCCATCAAGATTGCCTAGTGGCGCTGGAGGCTCTGGAATAGTTATATTAAGAAATAAAGCAGCAACGGCAACATTAGGTTCAGGGATAACAGTCAATGGTATAGCAGGCCCTAGTTCAGTAACTGGAACATCAATTGGAGCAACGGGTGATTATTATTATTCAGCAACATTAGGAACAGGAACAATAACATTTAGTTAATTATGGCATACTACGCAAAAATATCAAATGATGAGTTTACAGTAAGTGAGAGATCTAGGCTGGCCGCTGCTGAACAAGAAAGATATTCTATTATAGCGACTAACACGGATAGGGAAAACGCTGAATATACAGCACTAAAAGATGCCTATAGAGAATCATTAAACGGAACGGAAGAAGAGCAAAAAATAGCCAAAGATAATCTCGAAGCTAAAGAATCTGAGGGTACAGAGGCATTAACCATAGAAATTGAAGCTCTAGAAACTAAAATAGCGAATGCGCTTTGCAGGGTTACTGATATGTGTTCAGGAGTTGATGAATACACCTCTTCTAAAGGTGAAGAAACAGCCGAAGACAACTCAGTATATTGGGAAGGATACTACGGGGGATGCAAGAGAACGTCATACAACACACGAGGTGGCGCACACACGCTAGGCGGCACGCCGTTTAGAAAAAATTATGCAGGGGTAGGATATATCTACGACCCTGTTCGAGATGCGTTTTATTCGCAGCAACCCTACGCAAGCTGGACACTTAATGAGTCTACTTGTTACTGGTCAGCGCCAACTTCTATACCCGAAGAAGGAGATTGGTATTGGAAAGAAGACACAACCGAGTGGGTTGATTACGTTTACATAAACCCAGACAACAACCAACCCTATCCTAGTTGGATATGGGATATAACAAACGGAGGATGGAAAGCCCCAATAGAAGCGCCGGCTGAATACTATCGACCAGCGTGGGATGAAAAAAATCAAAGGTGGATAGATTATGAGACGGGAAACTATTACTGGAAAGAAGATACTCAGGAGTATGTAGACTATGTGTATTACAATCCTGATAACAACCAGCCCTATCCTAGTTGGACATGGGACTCGTCAAAAGGTATTTGGGAGCCACCGGTAGAAAAACCTGACGATGATTTAAAGTATTATTGGAATGAAGAAACATTAACTTGGGAAAAGACACATCATGGCACTAACTAAAGTAATAACAGACTTAACGGAATTCAACCCAGGCAATCCTGATTATTTTTTAACTGCAACCAATCCAGTTACGGTTATTAATGCGGGTGGTAATCAGTATAACTTTAATGGTGTATATGGTAAGTTTGGATTAAGAATAGGCACTACAGTTTTAACAGGCGTGCCTAGCTCTCATCCTTTTGCTGTTTTAAATAATGGACTTACAGGGATTACATATACTGGGACTGTTAATGAAGGTACTTTAGCGGTAGGTGGATTTACATATACTTTTTACTCAGGAGATGTAACAATTACAGTTACTGCTGGTTTTGGTGTTGCTAGTTATTATTGCAAAATCCACGGTTACATGGGAGGAGAAAATAATTTTGTTTCTGTTTATTCCACATCGGGACTTAGAATGCCAAGTAGCAGTTCTGCATATTCAGGTCCAGCTGTAGCAAAAGGAATGATGCGTAATGAAGTAGGTCAAGTATCAGAAAGTTCAGCTAGTTGCATGCAACATTACAACGGGACAGATTGGAAAAACTTTGATAATTTATCTAACTCTACACTAGGTACTTGCAATTATCCTGTAACAGGAACTGCTTTATATCAATTTGAAGATAATGCTAATGATACGTGTGGAACTTATAATGGAACAGCAGGTGCTAATATAACTTACCCAGCTGGTAAGTTTGGAAAAGCGGCAAATTTTCCAGGAAATTTAAATACGCCGGCTGATGGAATAGTTTTACCATCTTCACTTTCTCCTAAATTAATTAACAATTTTAGTATGTCTTTTTGGTTTAATGCCGATACTTTTGCTACAGGCTGTCTTAGTGGTTGTGGAAATTATCCTACATTATTTGCTGGGTTTGAAGATATGAAAATGTATTTTTGTGTATATGGATCTGGTAGTAATTATAAATTATATTATTATAATTATGGTGGTAGTGGTGCCAATTTAATCGGAACAACAAATTTATCTACTAGCACATGGTATAATGCTGTATTGACTCAAAGTTCTACAGGTGGGGCAAAAATATATTTAGATGGTAATATCGATGGGTCTAATGCTAGTATAACTGCTGATGGACCTTCTACAGGAACCGCATCTGGGCAAAATTTATTTGGAGGATATAATAGTAGTGGAAATTTTGATCTTCCTTGGAATGGATTAATGGATCAGATAAGAATATTTCCTTCAGTATTAACACAAGGAGATATAGATAAACTTCAATTAGAATCATAATGGCAATAACAAAAATAGGAACACCGGAATTATTTGACTTCAGCGCAACCAATACAGAGCTGCAATTACCAACGGGTGATACGGCATCTAGACCTGCCTCTCCCAGTACTGGCGAGTGGCGCTTTAATACTACATTAAAATATGTAGAGTTCTATGATGGTGGTGAATGGAGGCAAATAGACACTGAAGCAATTCCTGCCCCCGCTGAACCAGGTACAGATAATTTTAATACAGTTTTATATGTAGGTAACGGTTCAACTAAAGTTGTCACAACAGTTGGATTTGGAGTTGGACTTGTTTGGATAAAATCACTGAATGGTACGGGATCAAGCGGCGGTTATAACGCTTTGTTTGATATAATTAGAGGACCATATAAACAAAATAACACAAATTTAACTCGTGCCGAGTATAACTCATCACCATACGGTGTAACTACTTTTGGTACTGATGGTTTTACTGTTGCCGATAATTCTGAAGGGGGTAACTCTGTTAATGGTGGAGTTGGAGGTACGTACTCAGGAACTCCACCTGATTATGTTTCATGGAACTGGAAAGCCGGAGGTGCTGCTACAACAATAGCAGCGGGTACAGAAGGTAATTCAATAGCCAGTGATGTTAGTACAAATGTTGCTGGGGGTTTTAGTATAGTAAATTATACAGGAAATAATACAACTGGAGCAACCGTCAGTCATAATCTTGGAGGGGTGCCTGATCTTATAGTTTGGAAAGCTAATCAAAATGCAGGTTGGAAAGTTTTCTGTAGTCAATTTCCTACACCCACCTCTCAAATAATGGAGCTGTATACCACTGAAGGGCTTAGTACTAACACTACTTTTATTAATCTAACGCTACCAACCGATAAACTTATTACTCTTGGAGCATATGGTGATACAAATCCTAATAACGTTTCAACTAGTGTGTATTGTTGGAGATCAATACCAGGCTATAGTAAAATTGGCACTTACACCGCTGCCGGAGGCACCACGTTTGATATTGCGTTAGGATTTAAACCAGCGTGGATAATGTTTAAGAGTCAAGTATCTACAGGCAATTCTGCTTGGATTATATTTGATAATAAAAGAAATCCATCAAATCCAAGAACATGTGAGATATTTCCTAATAGTGATGTGGTACAGTCTTGCACAACAGGAACATCACCTAATTATAGAGGTATTAATTTTACAAGTACAGGAGTTGAATTATTGCCTAATAGCTACGTTAATAACCTAACAAACAATTTTATTTATATGGCTTTTGCTGAATAAAAATATGGAATATACACAGACTACTACGGCGGGAGACATTAAGGTAAATTATATATATGTTAATGGACAAGATAAGTAAACATGTATCGTATAAAGAAGGAGTGCGATCTAATACAGCCACCCGTTTAGATATTGACAACACGCCCTCATCTTACGAGCTTTCTAACATGGGTATTCTTGCAGATAATCTTTTTGAGCCTTTAAGGAAGTGGGCATCTGGACCAATAAAAATTAATTCTTTTTATAGATCTCCAAAATTAAACACCGCTATTGGCGGAAGCAAATCAAGTCAGCATTGTCAAGGACGAGCAATAGATATAGACGATACTTTTGGACATAAAACAAATGCAGAGATGTTTAATTACATCAAAGAAAACTTAAGCTTTGATCAGATTATTTGGGAATTTGGAGATAACAATAACCCTGATTGGGTACATGTTAGCTATGTGTCAGAATCCGAAAATAGAGGGAGAGCTTTACTAGTTAAGAAAGTAAAAGGAAAGAATACTTATCAAGCAATATGAGTAGGCCAAAGAAAAAATTTGGACAAACAACCGTAGGCAAACTTCTAAAAGGAGCAGTAGGTTTAATTAACCCAACCCTAGGAAGTTTAATCCAAGGAGAGATGTCTGTAGAGCAGGTAGTGTCTTCTATTAAAAATTCTGACGTACCACCAGAAGACAAGATAAAAGCGCAAGAGATGGTCTTAGAAGCATATCAGGCGGAAGTAGAAGATAGAGCAAGCGCTAGACAAAGAGAGATGGCAGCATTGTCCTCTGGGTCAGAAGATATACTATTTAAAACAGTAGGATGGGGAATAACATTGTGTTTTGTAGGCGTTATAGCTGGAGCTATAGGTTTATGGGAAATTCCTGAAGAGTCCCAGCGATTATTTGACATGGCTTTTGGTGCGGTAGTCGCTGCATTTACACAAGTCATTGGATATTACTTTGGATCTTCAGTAGGAAGTAAGCAAAAAACAAACTTGATGAACGGCAAAGGAACTAGCGAATAATCATTCGTGTAGCTGCCTTTAAATTATTTGTATCTTTATCCTTTAATCAAATCAAATCAAATGGATATAAGAAAAATATCTGTAGGTCCCGACTATAAATCAGGGGCTATGCATTACCTAACAGGACAAGAGGTGTTGGGAGGCAGTTACAAAATTCATTTACTACAGCACGACACTATTAATGACTCTTTTAAAATTTGGATAGAAAGAGACAAAGAGGTTGTTCTATGGAAAGAGTTTAAGTCGAATATTCCAGTGTCAATTGAATATAATATAAACTTCTAATGAACTCACCTAAAGATTTCATAGTTGAACCTTTCGAAGGAGGTCGCTATAAAAACACAAAAAACATATCGGGATTGGATTTTATAACAAGCTCTTCTGAAGAAAATCATAAAGCATCTAATAGGATTGCTAAAGTTATAGCCACTCCCTTAAACTACAAAGGTCCTATAAAAAAAGGAAACTTATTAATTGTTCATCATAATGTTTTTAAGTTCTATTTTGATATGAGAGGAAGAAGGCGTAGTGGAAAAAGTTATTTAAAAGATGATTTGTTTTTGGTTGATAATGATCAGTTCTATATGTACAAACAAAAAGGCGAATGGCATAGTCATGATAGGTATTGTTTTGTAGAGCCTATAGATAAAGAAGAGTCTTTTTTGTTTAAGAGGTTTAAAGAAGAGCCGCTAATGGGAAAGATGAAGTATCCGAACGAGTATTTAATGTCTAGAGGCGTAATGCCAGGTAGCAAAGTAAGTTTTAAACCGGACAGCGAATATGAGTTTGAAGTCAACGGAAAGAAATTATATAGAATGTTTGATCATCAAATATCTTTATTGTTATGACAAATTTAATACTAGATAATGCTATATCCGACCCGGACAGTTATGTTAAGGAAATATTAAGTGGAGATTTTATAGATGTTCCGGACGGAGAAAAAGTTTTTAAAGGAATACAAATAAGAAAAGATGATGAGTTACAGCAAAAAATAGAAAAAACATATCCGGGGTACAAAGTGGTATATAATTTTGTGAGACAATCTCCCGAAGGACAGGCAGAGCCGAACTACATTCATAGTGATGAAATGATGGGAGATAAAACTGTTTTGTTGTACTTAAATAAAATTAATCCAAAAGGTGCGGGAACTACGCTGTACGATTATGACAATCCCATGTGTATTTTTTTTGCTAAATACAATCGTCTAGTGGTTTTTGATTCTTATATTCCTCATTCAAGAAATATTTTTAATAATTTTGGAGAGGGTGATAATTCAAGGTTAGTACAAGTAATGTTTTTAAAAAAAATAACATGAGTTCAGAGTTATTAAAAGTACAGATTATAGAGGCAGGTCGTAGGGCAGTCGAGCAGCTTATAAAAGTTGCTAAGGAGGATATAATAAAACCTGATCCCGAAGATGATATAGCAGCGGATAAATTAAAAAATGCAGCAGCTACAAAAAAGCTAGCCATATTTGATGCCTTTGACATACTAAGTAAAATAGATCAAGAGCAGGAAAACATAGATGCTTCTGTTAATAATGTGCCAACTCAAACAAAACAAGGATTTGCTGAAAGAAGATCAAAATAAATTATATTATTCTTTAAAGGATTTTATTCCTCAAAAGGTAATGACTCAAAAAAACAGAGGCAAAACCTGGTTGTATGGATACAACGAAAGATTTGATTTTATTGTAATTTCTAAAACAGGAATAATTAATGAAATCATAAATATAAATGGTCTTAATATTGGATTACCGAATACGCCAGAAAATATAGCCAAGGAAGATTGTGAGCCTTCTAGTCAATATTGGTCTAGAGAAAACCTTCCTAAAGAATTATCTAGAATGGTATCGATCTTTCAGTGGAACGATATGCCGGTGGGGTTTAAAAATAAATGGGTTGATTATATAGAAAGTGAGTTTGATAGGAGAGAGTTAGGGCATTGGTTTTATAATAAAGGAATACCTACATATATAACGGGATCACATTATATGTATCTTCAATGGACTAGTATTGATGTTGGATATCCAGATTTTAGAGAAGCCAATCGAATATTCTTTATTTACTGGGAAGCATGCAAGGCAGACAAGAGGTGTTTCGGATTAGACTATCTTAAGATAAGAAGGTCAGGTTTTTCTTTTATGGGCTCCTCAGAGTGTGTAAACACAGGAACTCTAGCAAAAGACGCAAGGGTTGGAATACTTTCGAAGACTGGATCAGATGCTAAGAAAATGTTTACCGATAAGGTTGTTCCTATCGCCAATAGACTTCCTTTCTTTTTTAAACCCATACAAGATGGTATGGATAAACCTAAAACAGAATTAGCTTTTAGAATACCAGCGTCTAAGATTACCAAAAAAAACATGTATGATACAGTTGCTGACGAACTATATGGCTTAGACACTACAATAGATTGGAAGAACACAGACGAAAACTCCTATGATGGTGAAAAGTTATTGCTATTAGTTCACGATGAAAGTGGTAAGTGGATAAAGCCTAACAATATATTAAATAATTGGAGGGTAACTAAGACCTGTTTAAGGTTAGGGAGTAAAATTATAGGCAAGTGCATGATGGGGTCTACTTCAAATGCATTAAGTAAAGGAGGGTCTAACTTTAAAAAGTTATTTGAAGACTCAGATATTTCAACACGAAACGCTAATGGCCAGACTAAAAGTGGAATGTATTCTTTGTTTATTCCGATGGAATGGAACATGGAAGGGTTTATTGATAAACATGGATGGCCTGTATTTCATGCGCCAGAGAAAAATATGCTAGGAGTCGATGATGAGATGATATCAAATGGTGCGATAGACTATTGGGAGGCCGAAGTGGAGTCTTTAAAAAACGATGCCGATGCATTAAATGAATTTTATAGACAGTTTCCAAGAACAGAGTCTCATGCTTTTAGAGATGAAAGTAAATCATCTTTATTTAACTTAACTAAAATATATCAACAGATAGATTATAATGATTCTTTGATATTGGAGCATCATGTAACTCAAGGTAAATTTTATTGGAAAAATGGTGTAAAAGACTCCGAAGTAATATTTACACCAAGCAACAAGGGAAGATTTAAGGTTTCATGGATGCCCAATAAAAACCTTACGAATATACATAGTGTTAAAAACGGAACTAAGTATCCACTTAATGAGCACATTGGAGCATTTGGATGTGACTCATATGATATATCAGGAACCGTAGGAGGAAGAGGATCTAATGGTGCGTTACATGGATTAACAAAATATAGTATGGAAGAGGCTCCAAGTAATGAGTTTTTTCTAGAGTATGTTGCTCGACCAGAAACTGCAGAGATGTTTTTTGAAGAGGTTCTTATGGCATGTATATTTTTTAGTATGCCCATTCTTATTGAGAACAATAAGCCAAGGCTTCTTTACCATTTTAAAAACAGAGGGTACAGAGGGTTTTGCATGAACAGACCGGACAAGCATTTTAATAAGCTATCTAAAACAGAAAAAGAATTAGGAGGTATACCTAATACTTCTGAAGATGTAAAGCAATCACACGCGGCAGCTATAGAATCTTATATAGAAAAACACATTGGCATAGACTTAGATAGTGTGGGGGAAGAAAGCAAGGGAATGGGTAGTATGTATTTTGTTAGAACATTAGAAGATTGGTCTAGGTTTGATATTACGAGTAGAACACAATATGATGCTAGTATCAGTTCGGGCCTAGCAATAATGGCAAATCAAAAATCCTTATATTTACCTGAGCAAAAACAGTCGAAAATAAGTCTTAACTTTGCTAGATATACTAATAGTGGAAATTATAGCGAATTAATTAAATGAAAGAAGTTAAAATAAATATTTCCTCTGTAGGATTTCCCAGTCAGTTTGCGTCAGACGCAGAAAAAAAAACTGAAGAATTTGGGCTACAGATAGGACAGGCAATTCAATACGAATGGTTTAGGAAAGATTCAGGTGGCTGTAGATACTATAGTCAGTGGAGAGACTTTAACAGATTGCGACTTTATGCTAGAGGAGAGCAGTCTGTAGCTAAATACAAAAACGAATTAGCTGTAGATGGAGATTTATCTTATTTAAACTTAGACTGGACTCCCGTTCCTATCCTTCCAAAATTTGTTGACGTTGTTGTTAACGGAATGGCGGAAAGAATATTTAAAGTAAAAGCATACGCTCAAGACGCATTGTCTCAGGCAAAAAGAAGTAAGTATCAAGAAATGATAGAAGGTCAGATGGCAGCAAAAGACCCCTTGATAACTTTACAAGAAGCAACGGGTGTAGATCCTTTTACTATGAATCCTGATGATTTGCCTTCATCGGACGAAGAGTTAAGCTTGTACATGAATCTTAATTACAAGCCCGCTATAGAAATAGCTGAAGAAGAAGCAATAGACACTATGTTTGCTGAAAACCATTATGAAGATATTCGCAAGAGAATAGATTATGATCAAATGGTGATTGGTGTAGGTATGTCGAAACATGAGTTCCTTCCAGGAGCAGGAGTAAAAGTTTCATATGTTGATCCTGCTAACGTGGTATACAGTTATACTGAAGATCCTCATTTTAAAGATTGTTTTTATTGGGGAGAGATTAAAACAGTAGCCATGACTGAATTGGTAAAGATTGATACCACTCTTTCAAAAGAAGACATGGAAAAGATTTCTAAGTATAGTCAGAGCTGGTATGATTATTATAATACAGCTCAGTATTATGAAAATGATATTTTTTATAGAGATACATGCACTTTAATGTATTTCAATTATAAGACAACAAAAAAAATAGTATATAAAAAGAAAATTTCTGATACAGGAGCAACAAAGATGATTGAAAAAGACGATTCTTTTAATCCTCCAGAAGAAATGCTTGAAGAAGGAAAGTTTGAAAAAATAGAAAAAACAATAGATGTCTGGTATGATGGAGTAATGGTTATGGGAACCGATATAATTTTAAAGTGGGAGTTGGCAGAAAACATGGTTAGACCTAAGTCTGCTTCTCAGCATGCAATACCTAATTATGTGGCTGTTGCTCCAAGGATGTACAAAGGAGTAATTGAATCTTTAGTTAGACGAATGATACCTTTTGCTGATCTTATTCAGATGACTCACTTAAAGTTACAGCAAGTAATTGCAAGGGTTGTTCCTGATGGAGTATACATTGATGCAGATGGATTAAATGAAGTAGACCTCGGTACGGGAGAAGCTTATAACCCAGAGGATGCGCTGCGTTTGTATTTTCAAACAGGTAGTGTAATTGGAAGAAGTTATACTCAAGAAGGAGAATACAATCAAGGTAAGGTCCCTATAAAAGAACTGACCTCAAACTCTGGAGCCTCTAAAACACAAATGTTAATTTCCAACTACAATCATTACTTAGACATGATACGGTCAGTAACAGGGTTAAATGAAGCTCGTGATGGATCATCGCCAAACTCTGATGCTTTGGTTGGAGTTCAAAAACTAGCAGCCTTAAGCTCTAATACAGCTACCCGCCATATATTAGACGGAGGTCTTTACATATATCGTACGTTAGCCGAAGCGCTAACATATAGGGTAGCTGATATTTTAGAGTACGCAGACTTTAAAGAAGACTTTATAAACAAAATAGGAAAGTATAATGTAAGTATTCTAGGAGAAATATCCGACTTGTATATCTATGACTTTGGTGTCTTTATAGAGCTATCTCCAGATGAAGAACAAAAAGCAATGTTAGAGCAAAACATTCAAATGGCTTTATCTAAAGGAGATATAAATTTAGAAGACGCAATAGATATTAGAGAAATAAAAAATCTTAAACTTGCCAATCAACTTCTAAAAGTAAAAAGAACTGCGAAAGAAGAAAAAGATGACCAGAAAGAAATGCAGAAACAAGCCATGGTATCGCAGCAACAATTAAAGTCTCAAGAAATGGCAGGGCAATTAGCAATGCAGACAATTAATTTAGAAACAGAGGCAAAGTTAAAGTACAAGCAAGGAGAGATGCAGATGGAAATGGAAAAAAACAAAATGGAAGCTCAATTAAAAGCGCAACTAATGCAACAAGAGTTTTCCTATAACATGCAGCTTCAAGGTATAACAGAGTCTCAGCTCTCAAATAGAGAAACGGCAAGAGAAGATGGAAAAAGTAATAGGATAAGCCAACAAAACACAGAACAGTCAAAGTTAATATCACAACGAAAAAATAACTTGCCACCTCAAAATTTTGAGTCGAATGAAGACTCGTTAGATGGTTTTGACCTTTCTGAGTTCAGTCCAAGATAGCAAAAAGCATATTGCTTTTTTGTGTAAATTTGTAATAAATCTAATCTAATCAAATGGAAATTAAAGTAAAAGAAGTAACAGATGTAGTTGAAAAGTCAAAACAAGAAATTGAAAATGACCTTTTAAAAAAACATGAAGAGTCTCAGGAAGGCAATAAAGAAGTTGTGCAAGAAAAAATTGTAGTGGCTGATTCAGAAGAACCTTCCGAAGATAAGAAAGTTGAAGAGGTTTCTGCAGTAGAAGAAACAGAACCTGAAACTAAAGACATAGCTTCTGAGTTAACAGAAGAGGAAGTTCTTTCATTTATTGGAAGTAGATGGGGTGAGTCGGTAAATTCTCTAGAAGAATTAAAAACACGTCGTGAAGAGGCAGAGCCTTTAGCGGAAGATGTTGCGGCTTTCCTTAAATACAAAAAAGAAACAGGACGAGGTATAGAAGATTTTGTAAAATTACAACGAGATTTTTCTGACATGAATCCTGATTCTTTGCTAAAAGAGTACTTAACCGTTACCGAAGAAGGTTTAGATCCAGAAGATATTGAGATGTTGATGGAGGACTATGATATTGATGAAGAAGAAATGGAACCGGGAGAAGTTAAAAAAATAAAATTAGCAAAGAAAAAAGTTATTGCTAAAGCAAAAAAGTTCTTTAGAGAACAGCAGGAATTATACAAACAGCCTCTTGAGTCAAGGGAAAGTTCAGCTACTGCTTCTGAAGAATTAACTGCTTATAAGCAATATGTAAATACCGCTAAGACCCATCAGGAGGAAGCTAGTCGCCAACGCGATTGGTTTATGAAGAAAACAGAAGAGGTATTTAGTAATGAATTTAAAGGTTTTAAGTTCAATCTAAATAACGAAGAAGTTTTATTTAACCCTGGGAGTTCAATGGATTTAAAAAAGGCCCAAGAAACACCTATGAATTTTGCAAAAAAATACTTAGATGAGAAAGGACTTTTAGTAGATCCGGAAGGATACCATAGGTCTCTAGCGATTGCAATGAATCCTGATAAGTTTGCTCAGTTTTTTTATGAGCAAGGACAATCAAATGCTACGGAGGATGTAATACGTAAGACTAAGAATATTAATATGACTGAGCGTACTGCACCTGAAGTTTCAACAAAAGGAGGATTTCAAGTTAAATCAATTTCTCAGCCTTCAAGTCGAGGGTTAAGAATTAAAAGTGTAAAACGAACTTAATATAAATTAAATATAACATTATGGCTGGACAAGTAAATATTGCCCCAACTTTCGCGTTGACTCCGAGTTCCGAAAGAACTCCGACAACTGAAAACTACATAACAAACTTTGACTTTTTAAATCAGTATCTTCCAGATACTTACGAGAAAGAATTTGAGCGTTATGGAAATAGAACAATCTCTTCTTTTCTACGTATGGTAGGAGCTGAGATGCCTACTAATTCTGACCTTATCAAATGGGCAGAACAAGGTAGATTACATACTAAATATACTGCAGTAGGAACTGCGGCCGTTGCTGGTACTGGTAACCCAACGTTTCAAGTAAACGATGTATTAGACCCAGTAACTTCTAATCAAGTGGTAAGAATTGGACAAACTGTTGCTATCGTGCAAAACGGAGGCGGTGGAATGAACAAAGCAGTAGTAACTGCGGTAAATAACGGTGGTGGAGCAAGAGGACAGTTTACTGTTGCTTGTTACGAAGCAGCTGGATTAATTGCTGCAGGAACAGGCGTAGGTAACTCAGATGTAACAATATTTATCTATGGATCTGAATTTAGAAAAGGAACTGCAGGAATGCAAGGTTCTCTTGAAGCTAATGACTTTATTTTTAGCAACAAGCCTATTATCTTAAAAGACACTTACACAGTATCTGGATCTGACATGGCTCAAATAGGATGGGTTGAGATTACTACTGAAGATGGTGGAACAGGATACTTATGGTATTTAAAATCTGAGCATGAAACAAGACTACGTTTTGATGACTACTTAGAAACATCAATGATTGAGGCTGTACCTGCTGAAACAGGATCAACTGCTGCAACAGCGGTAGGAGATGGCGGAGCTGCACCAAATGGTGGTGGTTCAGATGGTATTTTTTACGTTGTACAACAAAGAGGTAATGTATGGGACGGTGGAAACCCAACTGTACTAGCTGATTTTGATAATGTAATAAGTAGATTAGATAAGCAAGGAGCAATTGAAGAAAACGTTTTATTCGTTGATCGTCAGTTTGCTTTTGATATTGATGATATGTTAGCTGCACAAAACTCTTACGGAGCGGGTGGTACTTCATATGGTCTTTTTGATAATGACGAAGAGATGGCGTTAAACTTAGGTTTCACAGGATTTAGAAGAGGTTACGACTTCTACAAGTCTGACTGGAAATACCTAAATGACCCAACAATGAGAGGTGGACTTCCAACAGGAGCAGGATCAGGACGTGTGAACGGACTACTTGTACCAGCTGGATCAACTAGTGTTTACGACCAAGTACTTGGTAAAAATGCTAAGAGACCTTTCTTACATGTTAGATATAGAGCTTCTGAAACAGAAGACAGACGTTACAAAACTTGGATTACTGGTTCAGCCGGTGGTGCAGCTACTAGTGATGTTGATAACATGCAAGTAAACTTCTTGTCAGAAAGAGCTGTTTGTACTTTAGGTGCTAACAACTTCTTTATCTTCCAAGAGTAATAGAGTGAATTTAATGGGGGTGTAAAAGCCCCCATTATTATTATAAATTTTAAATTAAATCTAATCTAGTGAATAACTCAGAACGAAAAGTGTATGTTGATAAGACATATAAATTAACAAGAGATGTAGCTCCTTTATCTCTAATACTAGCATCAAGACATACCCAAAGATTTCCTCTATTGTGGTTTGATGAAAAAAAAGGATTAAACAAACCTTTAAGATATGCAAGAAATCAAAACTCTCCCTTTCAGGATGAGCAAGATGACAATGCAATATTAGAGCCTATAATATTTGAGAACGGATTTTTATCGGTTCCAAAAAACAATCAAGTTTTACAGAAGTTTTTATATTTTCATCCTGGGAATGGAAAGATTTTTGAAGAATTAAATAAAGAGAAAGAAGCAGCTGATGTGGTTGAAGAATTAAACATAGAGGTAGATGCTTTAATTGAAGCACGTCAACTTGATGTAGATCAGGTAGAAAATATATCTAGAGTTCTATTTAATAAAAACATCTCGACAGTAAGCACGGCAGAATTAAAAAGAGATATTTTAGTTTTTGCTAAAAATCAAGCTAAAGACTTTTTGTTATTATTAAAAGACCCTATGCTAAAGTTAAACGCTACAGTACAAGGATTTTTTGACAAGGGGTTATTAACCTTAAGAAATGGAAATAAAGAAGTGTGGTTTAACACTCCTTCTAACAAAAAGAAAATGCTAAATGTTCCTTACGGAGAGGAGCCTCTATACATGGCAGTATCTTTTTTTCAAACGGAAGAGGGTTTAGAGTTATTAAAGCATTTATCTGGATTGTCAAAAAACGTGTAATAATATTTAGTATATTGTAGCTGTAAAAGGAGATAAGTTTCGCGACAGACTCTCTTTTTATAAAGAGTACTTTTGCGAGAGAGTAGCTTTTTTTCATAGTTATAGCCCTTATTGCGATATAAGGGCTATTTTATTTATTGTATCTTTATTCTTTATTAACACATAAATTATTATTATTATGAATAAATACCTAAGCATACCGGTTACTAGTGAAGGAGATCAATTAGTTCCCGTAACAAATGTCAAACTAATTGAGGCGGCATCTACTACTTCTACGACTATTAATTATGGTTCGTCAAAAGTAATTACAATAACGCATGCTGCAGTGCCAGCTAGCTCAACTAAGTTTAGAAACTTTTTACAAACAGAAATGGTTGCTGCTCTTAGTCTATCATGGACTAATGTAACTTTAGATATTAAACCTGCTTATGCTGTATCTAATATAGACATTGCATAACATTATTATTAACACATAAATTATTATTATTATGGAAAAATTTTTAAGTATCCCAGTACTAGATGCTGGAGGAACATTAAATCAAGATCAATTGGTGTCGTGTTCTGGCATTGTAGCTATTGGTCAGACAACTACAACCGCTGCAGCAATAACCTACTTAGACGGAAAAGTTGTAACTCTTACATGGCCTGATGCTTATGCATCGCCTATTTTAGAGGTATCAGTTCAAAATGCAGTAGTAAGCGCATTAGAATCAGGATGGACATCTGTGTCAGCGGATTATCTTCCAAAAGGAGCAACAGTAAACTTAGTTACTGGTGTAGTGTCTAACCCATTGAGTACAATAGTTTACTCTTAAAATGATATCAACAATGGAAAAATTTATAAACTTTAAACAACTTAACGTTGTTAAAACAGGAACGTCAACTGCTAATGGATCAGCAGCTTTGACACTAACAGATTCTGCCGCTTTATTTACACAAAGTGTTTTCGTTAATGCAATTGTATGGGACAGAACAACTAATGTTGGTCAAGGTGGACAAATGTATCTTGTTACTGCCGTTACCTCAGATACTGTACTAGCTCTAGTAGCAATAGGAGCTTCGGTTAGTAGAGGCGGAGGAGTGCCAGATGCAACAGGATATTTTATTTATAACCCAGAGAATACCGTTAAACAGAGCGGAACTGCTGATGGTACAGGATCGTATCAGTTAATCGACTCAACAGTTAATTTTGTTGCTGCTGGTGTTCAGGTAGGAGATTCAGCTTATGATATAACAGGAGGAGCTACCGCTACTGTAACAGCGGTTGGTGTAACTACATTAACAGTAGACGCTGATATATTTGTAGGAGGAGATGTATATATGGTATATCGAAAGGTAGCGGATAATCATGATAAATTAATGAGGTCAGCAGATTTAGGTTTTATAGAAAACACAGGTACGAACACTCTAAATTCCGAACTTAAATTAACTTATGGAGATAAGTCAGCTTCACAGATCTTATTAACTTATGCTTTTACCTCTTCTGCAGGAGCAGATGAAGACATGAGAAATGGTGTTCAAAATGCAGTAGTTGCATCTTTGCAAACGCCCTGGTCTAATGTAGCTTTTGATTTTACAGGAGTATTAAATAAAGAAGTTACGGCTGGAAACGTTAATGATGGACCATTAGCAGGGCAAAACTTTTTTATATTAAGATTTCAAAAAGTGTAATATATAATCGTTATAAATTTAATAACTGAAAGAGGGGTCAACAAAAATTGACCTCTTTTTTTTTTACTTATCTTTGTGTAAAAGAATAACAATGATAAATTCTGTTAGGAATACAGTTTTAGCAATAATTAATAAAAACAACTACGGTTACTTATCGCCTAATGATTTTAATTTATTTGCAAAACAAGCACAATTAGATTTGTTTGATGAGTATTTTTTTCAATATAATCAACAGATAAATGAAGAAAACGCAAGGCTTTCAGGAACTGGATACGCAGATTTAAAAAAGGGATATGAAGAAGTTATAGATACATTTTCACAAACAAGTAGTTTGGCACAAACTTTCACTACTCAGTCCACAGAGACTTCGGGAACTACTACAGCAGCAGCGCCAGCAGCAGCAGGAAATCAGTTAATTGATGGAACGGCAGCATTTACAGCAGATATGGTAGGAGATATAGTCTCTATTAATGTAAATGGCGTAACCTCTAAAATATTAATAACAGCTTTTGTTTCGGCAACTACATTAACAATAGACTCCACTTCGATAACTACATTAGGTCATGTATATAGTATATTAAAAACCACGCAAGCTCCTGCAGGAGTTGATAATATATATGTGCTACCCAGTGCAGAGACAACAGGGTTTGATTATTATTTGTTAAATAAATTATTGGTATATAATACCATTACAGCAACCGGAACTACAACAGGCTTTGCTACAGCTGGTAATCAGATAAAAAACACGAGTGCTGCATTTACTGCTGCATTAGTGGGAAGTACTGTGTCAATAGTTTTAAACGATAACGTTGTAACTACAGCGTTAATAACAGGCTTTACTGATCAATTTATAATAACAGTTGATTCAACGAGTATTTTGTTTTCAGGATTAAAGTACGAGATATATGAGGAAGGTAAATTAAATAATGAAGCAGAGCAAGTGAGTAATTCTAAAATAACAATGCTAAATAATTCTATTCTTACTCCTCCCACTTTAAATTATCCAGCTTATACTCAAGAGGCTAATAATATAAAGTTATTTCCTGCGTCAATTAAGACTCAAGGTCAAGTAGTAGCTCAATATGTTAGGTACCCTAAAGATCCTAAATGGACCTTTACTTCAATATCAAACGGTGATCCATTGTTTGATCAAAGTCAAGCAGATTATCAAGACTTTGAACTCCCTATAGATGATGGAAATGATTTGGTATCTAAAATCTTACAATACGCTGGAATATCAATAAGAGAAGGGGATGTATTTAAATTTGGACAAGTTGAAGAACAAACACAAAACCAAGAACAATAATTATGGCTTACATAGATCAAAAAAAATATTATACTAATGATACCAATCCTGCAAGTGAGGCCAATTGGGGGTCCTATCAATATGTAAGTTTAGCAGATATAGTAAACAATTTCTTATTAATGTATGATGGGAATCATTCTTTAGTAAACAATGAAAGCAGATACAAAATTTTGTTTCATGCTAAAAGAGGAATACAAGAATTAAATTATGATGCATTTAAAGAGATAAAATCTTTAGAGCTTACTGTTTATTCAGACCTAAGATTTGTTTTGCCCTCGGATTACATTAACTGGATTCGAATTTCTTTATTTAAAAATAATTCAATTTTACCTTTAACAGAAAACATACAGGTTCAATCAGCATTATCTTATGTGCAAACGGCTACTGCTGCATTTACTTATGACGCTTCCAATAATGTTGAGAAAGAGGCTTCAGATCTTGATACTGCAAGAACAAACGGCAATTTAAGAAGTATATATTTAAATCAAGTTAATGATAACGATAATGCTGCAGCGAACACGCCTTATAACGAAGATTTTTATACCACAAATATTGGAGCTAGATATGGTTTAAATACAGAAACCGCTAATATGAATCCTACTTTTAGAATAGACAAAAAAGCAGGAGTAATAAACTTTGACTCTACCATGGCCAACCAACAATGTATCTTAGAGTATATTTCGGATGGTATGGAAGGAGGGGTAGATTCGGAAGTGACGGTCAATAAAATGTTTGAGGACTATGTTTATGCTTACATAAGATATGCTATACTAAACAATAAGTTTGGGGTGCAAGAGTACATAATAAACAGAGCACGAAAAGATAAAACAGCCTTGTTGCGAAATGCAAAAATTAGATTAAGCAATATTCACCCAGGTAGATTGTTAATGAACCTAAGAGGTGTAAATAAGTGGATAAAGTAAGATGGGAAAAATACAAAGAAATTTTGTACTTGGGCGGATGAATAAAAGCCTTGATGAAAGGCTAGTACCTAATGGAGAATATGTAGACGCACTTAATGTAAGGTTGGGATCAACTGAAGCCTCAGAGGTAGGGTCGGTAGAAAACGCTAAAGGGAATTCTCAGATAACAGCTTTGTTTTTTCCTGACTCAGATACTTTAACAAATGTAAACTTAAGCTCTTCTGCACGAACCATAGGAGCTTATGAAGACGGAGCAAATGAAACTATCTATTGGTTTGTGCATGATCCTAGTTTTCCTTTAGGAGACACAGGAAAATGTGATATGATATGCTCTTTTAACACAACATCTGCAATAATAAACTATCATGTTGTCAGTCTAGATGATGGTGGAGGAAACGATACAACATTAAATTTTAATCCTCAAAACTTAATAACGGGAGTAAATATGATTGGTCGTCTGTTATTTTTTACAGACAACATTAACCCTCCAAGGAATATAAATGTAGATAACAACTATGGTTCTCCTAAGTTTATAGTTAAACCTGTGGTAACTCCAGAACCTATTCCTCTTATAGCATGGAAATTTACAGCCGGGACATTTAGGCTTGGTAGTCTCCCAGCTCAAATAGGATTTCATCAAGGATCGCTGGCTGGATGTCCTGTATCAAAAGGAGAAATAGGGGTGGGAGAAACACCAACCACTAGTCAAATACCTTTACCAGGAACAGGCTGTTATACCCTAACAGGTTCTATTCCAGCTAAATTTACAAAAGGTTATGCAATAGCGGGGGTAAATAATGCATCTCAATATGCCTTGTCAATGTTTCTTCAAAGTTCTACGGGAAACCCGGCTTTTGGCTTTACCAACTCATCAGGTACTGGCGCTCCAGGAACAGTAACACTACAAGGAACTGTATTAGGAAGTGATGGGTCGAGCGGAACATGGTCGTGTAGCACTAATAGTGCCCCTAATTTTACAGACGGTAGTGGAGCGACCATAACAGGTCCGGAATCTGTAGACCCCGCTGGTACGTTGGAAGGAATAATCTTTAAGAATAAAGTAACTTATACAATATTTGTAAAATAATGGCCTCATACATAGATCAATTTTCCGCAGAGTCTTTATTGGTAATAAAAAAACCCCCAGTAGCTGCTCCTCAAATAACATCTTCAAAGATAGCAGGAGAGAATAATTTTATGGAAGATAGGTTTTTATGTTTTGCATATAGATATCAATATGTAGACGGCGAATTTTCGGCTACTTCTCAATTTAGTAGTCCTGCGTTTGTCCCTAAGTCTTTTAGTTTTGGTTCCAATAGTTTTTTGAACGAAGGTATGATTAACGCTGTAAATGCAGTAAATATATCATATAATACCGGAGGAGTTTTAGTAACAGGAATAGAGTTGTTGTTTAAAGAAATGAACGACTCGACAATAAAAGTTATTGAAAGATTTGATAAGGCTGAACTTGGATTGGGTAATGACAACATAGAAACTTATTTATTTAATAATCAAAAAATATTTACTGTTTTACCGGAGTATGAAATATTACGACTTTATGACAATGTTCCTTTAAATGCTAAAGCTCAAACTTTGATGGGCAATAGATTAATATATGGAAACTACAAGGAAGGATATGATTTAGTAGATAGGTTTAATAATAAAGTAAATTTTGTTTTTGACACTACTTTACTTTCTACGGAAATAACCGAAACAGAAATTATAGCAACTACACAAAACGGAAATTATAATATAAACGGAAACCTTGATGTAGTAAATTCTGTGGTGTTTATTCCTTTAGACGTTGATAAGTTAATTATTGGGGCCTCTATAACTTTTTCTTTAACAATAGTGCATGAGAGTTTTACGGGACAACAAAATTTCCCTACAGAAACTACTGTAAATACGGACATAGAATTCAGTTATATTTTGCAACAGACTTTTGCATCGGTTTTTGCCTTAGCAACTGACGCAGATTTTGTAGCTAAAATTGGAACCGCAGCCAACATTAAAACAGTAGCTAATGCTTGCACTGGAATAACATTAACAGATGTATTTAATTGCGCTATTCCATCCCAATTAGACGCGTTTGAAAAATGTGCGAGTGGAATATCGGCTATAAATCAGCCTGTAGAAATTATAGCTTCTGCCTCTAGTTCATCTATTGGTCTTCAGCTGCCAGCTATGCAGTGGTCTAATAGCTGTGAGTTTCCTCTTCAAGTTTTTTATGAATATTATTCAATAATTTTTACAGATGTAATACTATTTAGTGATTCAAACAATTATAGTCTACACAGTAATAGAGGGTACGAGATAGGTATGGTTTATATGGACGAATTTAATAGATCGTCTACTACTCAGGTAAGCCTTAATAATGCAACTCATGTTTCTTGTGGTTTGTCGAAAAGTAAAAATGAGATCCAAGTAACGATTCCAGGTGGTGGAGCAGGACAATCTTTTCAAGCAGCGCCTTTTTGGGCGACAAGGTATAAGTTTGTTATAAAGCCTGACAAGAGTTCATATGATACCATATACTCAAACATAATATATCAAGACCCTAATAGTAATGCTGCGTATTTTTTATTGGAAGGGGAAAACGCCAAAAAAATAGAATCTGGAGATAGGCTTATAGTAAAACGAGATGCAGGGGGTGCTATGGAAAATTGTGTTTATACTACGGTTTTAGAAAAACAAGTACAGACCAAGAATTTTATAGAGATTGATGACCCTCTTAACGCAGATACGCTCATAAATATATCCGCAGGGGTATATATGAAGATAAACCCAAATAATTTTAGAACTACTATTTTAACGGATGCTGGAGGTAATGTGGTTGCTCCTGGAAGAGTGTACGTACAGACTGCAAAAACGGGAAATTTTCCTAAAATATTTTATCCTGTTAATGTTATTAATCCTGCTGGAACAGGCGCTAATTCTTATGAAAATTACACTATACCATCAGGAAGCATAATAAACTTGTACTTTTATCAATTGAGGGAAGGTAATGGCAGAAAAGTAGAGCGGGTAAGAAATGAAGTAGAGTTTAAGGTAATTGCTACAAATGATTATGCGGACTTTAAAGAAATGTGGGATGTAGAAAATGTAGGAGCTCTTTTAGATCAAAACCAAATAGGGCAAGTTTCGCCAGGCCCTACGCCTGAAGGAAGAGAAATTATTTTTAACTCATACGATAATACTTTAGTGTCACAAGCAGGGCCGCCTAATCCAGGATCTCAGCCAAATCAAGCGCAACATACGTTCTTTTATCAATTTTTTAAAAACACCACAACTGGACAGATTCAACTCGGAGTTTCAGGGCCTAGATCCGCAGGAAATTCATCCACACGTATAGCTCGTTTAACTGTTACTATAGAAGTTATAAGGGCGGATGCAACATGTGTTTTTGAAACGGAACCTACAGATGCTCTTGCAGATGTATGGTATGAAAACGAAAAATCTTTTCCTATAGATGCGTTAGGTAATCATTCAGGTAATATTCAAAATCAAATAATAAATTTTCAAAATGCAGATGTGGTTACGCCTCAAGACGCAATAATAAATACAGGGTTTGTTAACTGTGTTACATTTGGGAATGGAGTAGAAAGTTTTAAAATAAGAGATTCTTTAAATTCAAAATCATTTATTTTTGGTAACAGGGTTTCAAGCACATCAGCTCAAATATATAAAGCAGCTCACCGGTTTGCAGACCTTTCTTATAGTGGAATATTTAATGACGAGTCAAATGTAAATAAGTTAAACGAGTTTAATTTAGGGTTATTAAATTTTAAACCATTAGAGGTTTCATTTGGACCTATAGAAAAGTTATCAGGAAGACGAGATGATATATTAACCTTACAAGAAGATAAGATTTCATATGTTTTGGTTGGTAAAGATTTATTATCAGATGCATCTGGCGGTGGCGCTTTAACGTCTGTTCCTGAAGTTTTAGGAAAGCAAGTAGCCCGATCAGAAGAGTATGGTATAAGTAATAATCCAGAAAGTTTTGCGGTGTGGGGAGCAGATACTTTTTTTACTGATGCTAAAAGAGGTGTTGTTATAAATTTAAAAGGAAGTGCTGCAAGTAATGATCGCCTTTTTATTATATCTCAAGCAGGAATGAGAGGATGGTTTCGAGACTTTTTTATTGAAACGATAGGAAGGCAAAAGCTAGGTGGTTACGATCCTTATATGAATGAGTTTATTTTGTCCTCAACCTCTGAGGATAACCCTTCTCAAAACCAGTGTAAACCATGCGGTGTAACAGAGAATGTTTTAGTGTCTCCTGGAAGTGAATCTATATATTGCGTAAACTTATCTCAAGAAGTGGGTCAGGTTACGATAACATATATTATACCCAATGCACTTGAAGATGGTGTTATTACGGAGTCAAATACTCCGGCTGGTGCAGGACTTCAAGAAATGGAAACGGAATTGGGTCAAATAATAACTACTGAGGAGACGATGACTGGTGTGGGATATTCTATTCAAGCCATTTATAATGGTATAGCCTATAGCACGGGAGATGTTTTTGTAAGTGGAACTTTAGTTTTTAGTAAAAATATTGTTGATGTTTCTGAAGTAACGCTTATTGTTACAACTACTTCTACGATTGCGGACACTATAGAGATTACTACTAGCTGTCCAACACAAACTATTTTGAATGTATATAATATAGCATTGACAAGTAATAATGAAGCAGAACAAACTATTCAAAACCAATATTCGTGGCTAGATGACTCCTTTTCTTCTACCGTGCAAAGTCAAAACGTAACGTTCTTATCTTCTACAGCGAATCCTATTGTTTCTCAGTTTAATAAGTTAAGCGGAGCAATTGGATCAAACAGTGTTCCTGATGCTCTTTCAACAGTAACTATTATAAGCAATAAAAGAGATGAGGATACTTTTCTGTTTAACAAAAAAACTAATAAATTTAGATACTTAAGAAGCGACACGGTGTTTGAAAATAATGCAGCAGACATCAACACTTTAATAGGGGCATCAGCAGTTGCTGAACCAATAACTCCAGGATCAAACAGAAATTTTGCTACTTTTGTTATGCCGGACAATACGGGGTCTAACTTGTATTTGTTATGGGACTATAGAAGTTCAACAGGAATAGATTTAAATTATGACAGCATAAGCAAGTTTAACGCCTGCTGTTCTTCAATTATAGGACCAGAGTTATTGTGCGGTCAAGCTCAAAGCGGAGGATTTGGTTATCCTATTACTTATAAATTAGTTCTGGGAACTGACACCGGAAATTCAATTTTACATTTTGTATCGGGTCAAACGCCAACAAGATATGTAGTAGAGTTTGATGGGGTCAATGTTATTGACACGGGGTATAGAGGTCCTGCTTCACAGCAAGGAACTTTAAATCAAGCGCTAACAGACTTAGGACAAGCAAGTGCTACAATAGCAGGAGTAGGATCAGGAAGCGCGACATTCGTTAAAAACACCGCAACGTCAGAAGCGAGACTTATTATTTACGCTCCAATACGAAATTCAATATGGACCGCAACAGTAGATTGTCCAGTTTAAAATAAAAATTATGGCAGTAGGAAAATATTTTTTAGACACAGCGAGTTTTACTAACGCCAACACGGTGTATTCTGATGAAGCTTTGTCTGCTGCAGCTCCAGACGGCTTTTATTCCGATGGTGTTATATCAAGAGGCCAAGCGGCAGGAAAATTAGGTCCTTCAGAAGTGTGCATAGGATGTACTGGACCTACTCCAACTCCACAACCAACAGTTACTTTAACCCCAACTGTTACCCCACTGCCGCCAACACCGACGGTTACAGTGACGCAACCGCCCACGCCTACCCCGGCACCTTCACCTCTGCCAACAGCCACACCAGTTCCTACGCCAACAGCTACACCACAACCAACGACGCTTCCGAGTGGATTGTATTATGCTTTAAGTCCTTGTGATAAATTTGCAGACCCAATTTTTGGTGCTACTGCGAGGTATTTCTTTGCTTTGACTACTCCTGTTGGAAATCAAAGATATGTAGATCCTTTATCAGGGAACTACTATACAGCATTACCTTCTCCACTTTTAAGCACGTTCGTAGTTGCTCCTCAAAATTTAATAATTGATGTTTCAATAGTGCCTAATGAGACAGGTTGTCCTGTTATCAACGTAACGCCACTATTAGCATATAGACTAAGACGATGTGCGGATGGTAATTTTAACTTCTATACTTTTTCACAAGCACAATTTGCAACTGGCACCCGAGTAATTGATACCGCTAATGACACCTATCAAGTAGAGTCCATTATCGGGGCTCAAAACCTTGCAGGATTAACATTGATAACGCCAGTAATTTGTGTAGATGTAAATGGTCTAAGACCTTCAGATGTAGGTTTCACTGGATGTGCCACCAATAATTGTGGTAGTGGATTATATTTGCTTATGAGAGAATGTGGTAACGTTTTTGGACCATCCTCATTTGGAAACTATATTGTATCCGCATTGAATTTTCAAGAATTAGCGTTAACAGGAATTCCAAGCTGGGCTCCTCAAACTCTTTATTCTACTGTTACTAATAAATGCTATATAGTTACCGGGGGTCATAATGAATCTGCATCTAATTTAGGAGGAGTTTCTCAGAGAATTGGAGGGCTTGTGAGTGTCGCTCGTATGGCAAGGGACTGTACCACATGTACCTCAAGTTTTGTAGTTTAATAAAATGAAATCAAATCAAATCAAATTAAATGGAATCTATATTTATACAAATTGCAAGCTATCGCGACCCTGAACTTATACCTACTCTTGATGATTTATTATTAAACGCGAGTCATCCAGAGCGACTTACTATTTGTGTCGCACATCAATATGATGAGAAAGATAAGTGGGATAGTTTAGAAAAATACAAAAACGACAGTAGGTTTATAGTGATTGAAATACCTCATCTAGAATCTGGTGGAGCATGTTGGGCAAGAAATCAAGTTCAACAACATTACGACAATCAAGATTATACTTTACAGTTAGACTCTCATCATAGATTTATAAAGGGGTGGGACGTAAGGTGTATTGATATGTTAAAAGATCTGCAGGAGAAAGGACACTCTAAGCCATTACTAACAAGCTATATACCTTCTTATAAACCTTCTAACGATCCTGCGGAAAGACATAACAAACCATGGGGGATGAGTTTTGATCGATTTACTCCAGAAGGGGTAGTGTTTTTTTTACCTTATTATATAGATAGTAATACTACGGAGCCTATTCCTGCTCGGTTTTATTCCGCACATTTTGCTTTTACGTTAGGAGTTTTTTGTAAAGAAGTTCAGCACGACCCTTTGTTTTATTTTCATGGAGAAGAAATTACAATAGGAGTAAGGGCTTTTACTCATGGCTATAGTTTGTTTCATCCTCATGAAGTTCTAGCATGGCATGAATACACGAGAGAAGGAAGAACAAAACATTGGGATGATCATTCTAGTTGGGGAACGCACAACAATCAAGCTCATCAGAGAACCAGGCTCTTGTTGGGAGTAGATGGACAGGTTTGTACTCCTTGTAATAAAAATATGTTTCAAGGGTACGACATAGGAACTGTAAGAACATTGAAAGAATACGAGTTATATGCGGGCATAAGATTTAAAGATCGAACATTAACGCAGTCTTGTATAAGTAACATAGATCCTCCTGGAGATTTATCGGACACTTTTCTGCTAAAGTTTAAGCATGCTATTGATTTAAACAAATCTTTTTTCCCAGAAAAAGACTATAATTTTGCAGCACTTGTTTTTGAAGACATTAATAATAAGGAGGTTTATAGACAAGACATAAGCAAACAAGAGATTGACGAGTATTTAAACGGCTCTAGCGATTCGTTTACGGTATGGAGAGAGTACAATGGACCTAAACCTCATCATTGGATATTGTGGCCTAACAGCGCACACAAAGGGTGGGGTTTAAAAACTACAGTAAACTTATGATTCCAAAACTAATTCATCAAACATTCGAAACAGAATATACTCCTACAGACATGTCTAAAGCTAGAGACAGCTGGAAGATTAATAACCCCGAGTATCAATACCACTTCTATAATGACACTCAAAGAATAGAATACATAAAGAAACATTTTTCCCCTCAAGTTTTAGAAGCATACCATTTTCTTATTCCCGGATCTTTTAAAGCAGACTTGTTTAGGTATTGTGTTTTGTATATTAAAGGAGGTGTGTATGTGGATTGTGATATGATATGTCTGCAACCTTTATCTAAACTTATAGAGGATGGGGACAAGCTAATTATTGTTCGTGATGATCCTATGACTAAAAAATGGTTAGCAACTGGATTTATAGCCGCAGAACCTAGGCACCCAGCGTTGTGGGAAGCTATTAATAAGGTTACAGAAAATATAATTAAAAGAGAAGAAGTTTTTTACCTAGACTATACAGGTCCTGGTGCTTTTGGAAAAGCAGTAAATTGTGTGGCCGGACGAGACATAGAAACAGATTATGAACTTGGAAATCAATACATAAATACTTTAAAAGTTAAAATATTATTTCATGATTATGTAAATACTAAATTTAAATATGACGGTCAAGAGGTATTGCACGTAGAGTACCCAACCTATAGGGAAGAGATGAAAGCTATTAATAACCATCCATTTTATTATTACGTGCAAAACAAAAATATATTTAAAAAAATACCCAATAAGATAATATTTACCACATATGATGGGTTAGATGTTAACGATTATATGGTGTCTTCATTTAAAAAACTCAATCCTGAATATGAGCTTATACATTTTAATCAAGAACAAGTAGACCAGTGGTTTAAAGATGGGATATATAATGAAGCATATCAAAAACTGTCCGAAAGAGGAGAGCGCTCTGACTTTTTTAGATACTGTTATCTTTGGGAAAACGGAGGAGTTTATGTAGATGCAGATATTTATTGTAATCAGCCCTTAAGAAATTGGATTATAGATCAAGCTTTGATTGTAGGGTTAGAAGCAAACATGGATGTGTCAGACCCCCTCTTTAAAGACATAGGAGTAAGAGTGGATGATAAGATATTAAGCGTTTCTAACTGGGCGTTTGCTTGTGCTCCACGACAAATGCCTTTGAATTTTATTATAAATGACATAATTAATAACCCCTTATCAGGCGTTCTTCAAAACACAGGACCTGGTAGATTTAGTAAACATATGATTGCTTATTTTGGGAAAGAAAACAAAATTAAAGATAGCCATCTTCTCCCTATAAACGCCTTTGGATCAAACCAAAATCACAGTGGCTCTTATAAAAACGCTAATCCTTTGAATGTTAATCGATCAGATGTTTATTTGACTCATATGTTTGCGGGAACATGGAGAGGTAATGTAACTCCAAAAAAAATAATGTATTTAGACAAGGAGACAGCTCCTGCGGTTTCTCATAACATCACCATATCAAAAACACTGACTGGCTATAAGGGTGTGGCAAGGTATGACCAGGACACTAAGAGAACTGTATTTATGAAAGAAATTGGAGAGTGCAAGTCTCTTTTAGAATATCACTTTGATCATGACTTTAATTACACGTCTAAATCAATTAGACCTATAAATACAAACACGGACGAGCTTTTAAAGTTTGAAGACTATCGAGCTTTTACTTTTAAAGGTAAGGAGTTTTATTGCGTGGCTTACATAGATAAAGATTTCAATACTTACATGGGCGTTTTAGATGGAGAATATAATTTTAAAGGAAAGATTCAAATAGACCGTCATCAAAAAATAAGTTTTGGAATAGGAGGGGATGTCTTGTGGGAAAAGAACTGGTTGTTTGTAGAAAAAAACAATGAATTGTATTTTATATATTCAACCACACCTAATCTTATTATATATAAATGTGATGATTTTGAAACTTTAAAATTTTCTGTTAACAGTACAAAAGTAAATTTTCTATCAAACATTTTACCTCAAGACGAGCTTTACGTCACATCAAATACCACCACAGGTGGATCGACAAATCCAATATGGGTACATTCGTTAGACTCTTATGTTTATTTAATACACACTAAAATATATAATGAAAGAAAATACAATCATTTTGTAGTAACCTTAGACAAGGACTTTAATCTTAAAAACTTAAACCCGGTTCCTTTTGTTAGATCACAGGCAGGTACCTTGATGTTTGTCACCACCCTTTTAGAGACTAAAGAGCACTATGTAGTTTGTGGAGGAGTAGATGACAATCAAAATTTTATATGGGAAATACCTAAAAACAGATTGGTGGTTTAGTAATAATAAATCATTAATAATAAAGTTGTAAATTTGTTTCAATAAAATCAACAGCAGTGAGCAGTATAGGATGCGGTGGCGTAGTTTCATTAGTTCCAGACAAATATGGAGCTGGAGGCACATATAGAGGAACAGATGGTGTTCTTTATAGGGTAGGAAATACAAGGTGTTATACAACAACACAAGGCACCCCGAATGGCATCGTAACCATGTCGATAGAGATTGATCCTGGACAACCAGCTACTGTCGCTTCGTTAGTAGCTCAAGGAGTTGTCTTGTTTCAAGGAAAAGAAGTTGCTACATTTTATGGAGCCAATGCTGTAGTAGGAGGAACCAGTAACCTATCAGGGGTAAAAACGGTAAAAGCTAATAACAATTTACCGGGAGCTCTTAACAATGTGTTGCCAGCAGGGCAATATTGCATCCTTACGTTTAAGATAGCAACTTCTAGTTTTTTAGGAACGACACCTAGTGGTGAGATACAAATATGTCTGAGCGGATCTATACCTGCACCCGCTCCGACTTCGCCTCTAGTGCCGCCACCGTCACCTACCTC